CTCCGCAGAGGTTGAAGATTTCAGTTGGTCTTTGACCGCTCTTCCCCCAATCTATTCGGGCTATAAAAGAACCGCTCATGTGATTCTAGATTCGAGAGACATTGCATTTCTTTCAGTTCTTGAAGGCATAATCTATGGCGACGCGTCAAATTCAGCTCGACTCCCAAGCCTGGCTGAAATTGTTGATTTGATCGACACTAATGACACATTGACTGTCGTGGATCTCGGCGGTGGTGTATTTACATTGACCGCACCGATGGCAGAACTTTACATGCTGGATGCTTCAACATTCCAGGTGACTTGGCCTACGGTTACATTCGTCGATGCGAATACTTACTCTGCGAGTTCTTAGGCGAATAGGAAATTAGATGGCTACAGTCACAAGTTATACATCAGCCCATATCGATGCGTTGCTGGCTGGTAAAGTTGATCCGGCTACCTTGACCGCGTCATTGGCCACCAAAGCCGACCTGGTTTCTGGTAAAGTTCCCGATACTCAAATCGGATCGAATGTTGTTCGAATCGACTCTCTCGTTCTCAACGTCCAAAATCACGGCGCAGTTGGTGACGGCGTTACAGACGACACAACGGCAATTCAGGCTGTGCTGAATACTGCTCCTGCTGGCAGCACTGTCTATCTGCCGAAGAGTTATGCCGTAACCTCTCCGTTGAAAATCCCGCCTCAGGTTCGACTTCTCGGTCAACATGGATCGCATGTCACTGCGGCATCATTGCCAACAATCAAGGCAAAGAGCACGTTCACTGGTACTGGTGTGATCGTGATGAATGACCAGGCTACCGGTGGAAGTGGCGGGGCATATGCCCTTCTGAGCACCGATCAATGTATCGAAAATCTGACTATTGATATGAGTGCTATCCCCGGTGCCACGTATGTGTATGGCATTTATGCACTGGGGTATGTCTACGGCGTTCGTTTGAAGGACGTTGGGATTTATAACCCTACCGGTTATGGAGTCTTTAACGCTTCCAACGGATCTGGAATTGCTTCTGGATGGCACGCCACTCGCGTCAACGTCATCTCCCCTCGAGATCATGGTATGAACGCTACCATGAGCGATTCCACGTGGATCGATTGTTTGGTTTATGGTGGATCGTTTAATGGTTGGCAGGTCGGTGCAGCACAAAACAGTCTTTTCGATACGTGCCGTGCTGAAAGAAATGCTGGGAGTGGTTTCGTTCTAGCTAGCGGTACTGGAACTGGTGCCGGATCTGGAGGACCAACTTTCATCGGTTGTACTACCGATAGGAACGGTCAAAATGGTGTGCAGATTACAGGAGCAGCCACCGGCAACGGACCGGTTACATTTATCGGATGTTCGTTCCGGCGGGATGGGTATCTCTCCACCAGTGCGGGATATGCTGGCATCAACATCAATGGCGCGGCAGAACCCATTATCATCACTGGGTGTAAGTCGTATCCGGGTGTAGATGACGCCGGAACTGGAAATGCCACTCCACAGTATGGAATCTCGGCTACAAGTTCTAACGTTCAAGTCGAAGGCGGAATTTGGCATGCCATTTCTGAAGGAGTTCATGACGGAGGTTCTAATACTCGTTTAGCACGCAGTTTGAATGTGTCTGAACGAACTGGAACTACGTCTTCTCCGGTTACCGTCACTCGTGGTGTTCAAACCAACGGGATTAACGGAACTAGTCTTGATGTTCCTGGAAATCTTGCTGGAATTCCAACCCCGTCTGATCATAGTGCTATTGCTTGGGTGTGTGATCCCGCGCAAACTACTAACGGAACTACTCTTGCTAACGGCTATGTTTATTTAGCTGCTATTTATGTTCAGAAAAGTATCACTGCAACTAAGTTGTTCTGGGGCAGTAGCGCCGCAGGAAATACTCCAGTAGCTGGACAAAATTGGATCGGTCTTTATGATTCAGCAGGAAACAGGCTTGCGGCTGTAGCAGCTGATAGTCGAGTAGCAGCAGCTGCTGCTGTTTATACTGAAACCATCAACGTTAGTCTTATTCCAGGCTTTTATTGGGTTGGTTGGCTGTTCAACGCATCAACAAGTCCTTCGGTATGTCGTACTAATACTCCAACGACGGCTGTTGCAAATTTCAATCAGACTGCCACCACTTATCGTTTCTGTGTAAATGGAGCAGGAGCATTCACCAATCTTCCGTCTCCACTTGTCGTTGCGAATAACAGCGCAACTTTCAACTGTTTCTGGGCAGCACTAGGTTAAAAGGAAGGAGCCGTAATGATCACTTTCACCGTTACCGGGGATTTCAAAGCAATGATGTCCTCGCTCACAAAAATGTCCAAGTTGGACGTCCTGTCCATCATGGATTCATGCGGTGCAGAGGGCGTTACGGCTCTTTCCGAAGCAACCCCGATCGAAAGCGGGTTGGCTGCAAGTTCTTGGGGATATGACGTTCAAACCAAACGTGGCGTTTACACGATCTACTGGACCAATATCGACGTCGAGCATGATTTCCCTGTTGTGATCATGCTTCAATACGGTTATGGAACAGGCTCCGGCGGTTATGTTCAAGGGTGCGATTACATCAACCCTGCAATTAAGCCCATATTCGATAAGATCGCAGAAAAGGTCTGGAAGGCGGTGACTTCTGCATGAGCAGCATCGATCAGCGCGTTGTGCAAATGCAATTCGACAATGCGCAGTTTGAACGTGGTGTCGCCACCACTCTCGGCTCTCTGGATAAGCTCAACAAGAGTCTTCAGCTTCAAGGAGCGACAAAAGGGCTATCCGATGTCGGTGCTGCAGCTAATAACGTTCCTCTGAAAGACCTTGCGGCCAATGCTGATGAAGCGGGTAGGCATTTCAATGCCATGTCCATCATCGGTGCGACGGCTATTGCTACCATCACTAACAAAGTCGTTAATGCGGGTATAGAACTGACGAAAGCTTTCACGGTCGACCCCGTTCGTGATGGTTTTCAGAACTATGAAACGCAGATCAACGCGGTTCAAACGATCCTCGCGAACACCGCTGCTGAAGGTACGAAGATCGGTGACGTTAATAAAGCGCTTGCCGAGCTGAACACTTACGCTAACCAAACTGTTTATAACTTCAGTGACATGACAAAGAACATCGGTACCTTCACGGCTGCCGGTGTTAATCTTAAAACGTCGGTCGAATCCATCAAGGGCATCGCTAACCTTGCAGCTATGTCCGGTTCGACTTCTGAACAAGCTTCGACTGCTATGTATCAGCTGTCGCAGGCTATCGCTACCGGTACGGTCAAACTTCAGGACTGGAACTCGGTGGTCAATGCTGGTCTGGGTGGTAAGACGTTCCAAACCGCATTGGAGAACACCGCTCGAGCCAGTGGCGTTCACATCGATGCTCTGATCAAGCAGGCCGGTGGTTTCAGAAACAGTCTTCAAGAAGGATGGCTCACTTCTGACATCCTCACCAAGACTCTGGCTCAGTTCACAGGAGACCTCACCGCTGCACAGATCAAGGCGATGGGTTTCACGGCTGCTCAGGCCAAGCAGATTCAAGCTCTTGGTACAACGGCCGTCAATGCTGCTACTCAGATCAAGACTGCTACTCAGCTCGGTCAGGCTCTCAAGGAAGAGGTTGCAACGGCTTATGGCGCGGTATTCAAAACGATCTTCGGCGACATTACTCAAGCGACCGACCTCTTCAGCAAGATCCACAACGTTGCTGAGAACGCCCTCACCGGACCGATTTACGCTCTGAACAATCTTCTCGAAGGTTGGGCGAAGCTCGGTGGTCGTACAGCTTTGATCGATGGCGTCACGAAGGCGTTCCAACTTCTTGGTGCCGTCATGAAGCCGATCGAAGCGGCTTTCAGAGAGATCTTTCCTCCTGCTTCGGCTAAGGCCCTGTATGACATGACTGTCACTTTCAGGGACTTCATCGAAAGACTCAAAATAGGAGGAACTACTGCCGATGAAATCAAGAGAACTTTCGCCGGTGTGTTCGCTGTTTTCAAACTCGGTGTAGATCTCATTGAATTGGTCGCTAAAGGCTTCCTTGGTTTGTTCGGAATAATCGCCGAACATTCTGGAGGCATTCTTCCGGTTACCGCAAACATCGGTGACTTCTTGGTGAAGCTCCAGAAGGCCATCGAAAAGGGCGACGTCTTCGTCAAGTTCTTCGATCGTCTGAAAGAAGTACTTCCCGTTCCAATGCTGATGATCAGAGCATTGGGTCAGTACATCGAAGCACTTCTTGGCAAGCTGGACTTCAGCAAGGTAACAGACACACTCGATCAGGTTTCCGTAAGGTTTGGGCCTATCGGTAAGCTTGGTCAACTTGCCGACGAAGTTTGGACGAAGTTCTTCAATCACTTCGGCGACATTGTCTCGTTCTTTGCTCCGGCGGCAAAACAGGTTGAGTCTACCCTTTCGACCATGTTCCATTCCATTGCGAATGGATTGTCCGGAATCAGCTTCGACCAGATTCTCGCCACCATCAACGTCGGCTTGTTCGGCGGTTTGATTGTCCTCGTTCGAAACTTCGTGCAGAAGTTCAAGGGCGGTGGAATAGGCGGAGAACTTGGTGGATTCGTCGACACCATCAAGGAGACATTCGAAAGTCTTACCAAGACTCTCGAAACCATGCAGGGCACTCTCAAGGCTGCAACACTTCTTGAGATTGCCGCAGCGGTTGGTCTTCTGACGATTTCGGTCATGGAATTGGCCAAGATCGATGCCGGTGGTCTTGCTCGAGCCAGTGCAGCCATCACGGTGATGTTCACGCAGCTTGTAGGTTCCATGGCGATATTCCAGAAGTTCATTGGGACTGAAGGATTTGCCAAGATGCCGTTCATGATGCTTTCACTGATCCTCTTGGCTGGCGCGATCGACATCATGGTTTCGGCGGTGAAGAGGCTTTCGTCGCTGGATTGGGAAGGTGTGCATAAGGGTGTTTCTGGTCTTTCCATTATGCTACTGTCTCTTGCGGCATCAGTTCGTCTCATGGGTAACCCTGAACAAATGATTTCGACCGGCTTGGGTCTTATCGCCCTCTCAAAGGGTGTTAAGATTCTTGCCGACATTGTTGTCTTGCTCAGTGGTCTCAGTCTGCATGAAGTGGAGAAGGGTCTTATCGGAGTCGCAGGACTCCTGACAAGCCTGGCTTTGTTCTCCAAGTTCGCAGAAGCCAATGCGGCTGGAGCGATTCAGGGAGCAGGAATCATTCTGCTTGCTGAAGGCATCCATCTTCTTGTTGGATCGATGCAGGACTTCTCAGCGTTCACCATGCACGAGATCGCTAAGAGTCTTCTGCTTCTGAGTGGAAGTCTCGCCGCTATCGGTGGAGCACTCAAGCTCATTCCTCCGTCTTCAGTCATCTCTGCAGCCGGAGTTCTCATCGTCGTTTCCTCGCTAAGCCTTCTCGGTGAAGCGATGAAGCAGATGGGCGATCTGACAAAGAAAGAGATCAGCAAGGGTCTTATAACCATGGCCGGTGGTCTCGCAGCAATTGCTGGTGCGTTGCTTCTGATTCCGCCATCGTCGATTCTGTCCGCCACCGGTGTTCTCATTGTGGCTCTTGCACTTGAGAAGATCGTGGAGGCCATCAACAAGCTCGGTGATCTCAGCAAGAAGGAGATCGGCAAGGGACTTATCGCTTTGGCGGGCGGTCTCGTGTCCATTGCTGGCGCTTTGGCTCTTCTTC